TTTGTTGGAATCCGAGGAACGGATTTTACGATAACGAGCGATGAGATTGGTCGGACAATGGTTATACTTTTGCCTGATCCAGATGGTACATCAAGCGGTTCAATATCGGTAACGACATTCGCGGGTACAGTAATAATGAATAAACCCTTTCAAGCCACAGTCGTTACAGTAGCTGAACAAATGCCTACAAAACCAGTAACATTAACCAATATGACATTAGATTTTATTGATAATTTACTGATTGTTAATCCACCTGAAGAAACAGAACGCGCTGTTGAAGAACAAAATACACAAGCAGACAATATATTAGATGTTGATTTGCTTGAAGAAAATGATTTAGACAAAGATTATCTTGATGAAGATGAGCTAGAAAATATTGATAGATTAGATATTGATTTGCTTAATATAGATTTTCTCACCGATTTGTTAGCTGTCATAGAAAGCGGTGTAAACAAAAAGGCAGAGGTTAGTGTTCTTGAAGGTGTTGAAATTGAAGGTATAACACCGCCATTTGATCCAACAACACAAACATATACTTTTGTTGAAGGCTCTATGCTTACAATATTTAGACAAGTAGAAAATACTATTGATTTACAATTAGATAAAGATGGTGCATATAATATATCAATACTTAGTGCTGGACAGCAGATAAAAGCAACAATCAATGGTGGTGGTGAAAGTGAAATATTCATTAATCAGTCTAATTAGTTATCTTATTGTTCTAATTTTTGGTCTTTGGCTTATGAGTTTAGAAGCTGATGACAATATTATTAACATACAAACTAAAGGCTCTGGTACAGCTATTTCAATAGATCAATCTGGCTCAGGAAATACAACAACAGTATGGTGTGGCTTATCTGGTGGCACTTACTCAACCCATACTTGCTCTAATGCAACTATGACAATAGACCAACATGGTTCAGATAATCTAGCAAAAGCGTATTCTCAAGTCAGTAATCATAACGATAACCAATATACCATCACCCAAAATGGCGACAATAATACTGGTTATCTTGACCTAGATGACGATGATAATATTGCGACAATCACGCAGACAGGCAATAGCAACTATGGTGAGATATATATGCAAGGTGATGATAACGTCTACATCATTACACAAACTGGTAATAGTTTTTACGCAAAGATGAGAGCTTTTGGTGATGACTCAGCATGGACAATCACACAATCAGGTGCTGGTAATCACAATGCGTACATAAAATCTTGTGGTAATTGCAATAATAATGATGCAACTATTACGCAATCAGGAAGTGGTGCAAAAGATGGAGATATTGAGTTTAGAAATAACCCATCAGATAACAACACAGTTAATCTAACGCAAAGCGGTAATGGTACGCATGTAGGTAACATATTGGTTAAACAAGGTAATTATACTGTTAATGCCACACAATCAGGTTCTACCAATCAAAATTACACTGTAACCTTAGACTGTACTAGCAACTGTAATAAGACCATTACTGTAAATCAATATTGATATGTTGTAAAAAAGTACAAAAATATGCTAAAGTTGCTAGAAATTACAAACAAAAATGGAAAATTAAAATGAGTAAAGTATTGATTGGTGTTATTTTAATCATGTCATTAGGTGGCTATTATCTTTGGAATGAGAATGCCAAGTTGCAAGCATTAAACTATGCATTTGAGTTAAGGGATAAGGAGCAAGCTGAAACTATAGCTACATTACAAGCTGATTTTAGCGAACAAACAGAAGGTCTTTTGGCTATACAAGAGCGTAGCAACGAAATACAAAAAGAAATGAATGCTTATTTGGATATATTCAGAAGGCATAGCTTAACCAAGTTAGCTAATGCCAAGCCTAATTTAATTGAAACTAGAGCAAATAAAGGAACTAAAGATGTATTTGACAGCATTGAAGAAGATTCTAGGGTACTTGATAATCTTGACGATGGTTTGCAGTTGCAGCCTGTACCATAAGATACTCCCTAAAAAAGAACCAGAAGTTCAAATAATAACAAAAGCTGTTGAAAAAGTTATTGTACAACCAATAATGCCAAGAGCTATAGACCTAAAAGAACCACATTGGTATGTGGTTTCTCAAGCTAATCTTGATGAGTTTTTGAAAAAAGTAGAGAAAGAACAAGGACAACTTGTTTTCTTTGCCATGAGCGTACCAGATTACGAGTTAATGGCATATAACATGCAAGAACTGAAAAGATATATCAATGAAATGCAAGAAATTATTGTTTATTATAGAAAAGTCACTAAAGGCGTTGGAGAAGAAGATGAAAATTAGTCAAGAAGGTATTGCGTTAATTAAGAAATTTGAAGGATGTAGAACTGAAAGCTACCGTTGTAGTGCAGATGTTCCAACAATCGGTTATGGGCATACTGCTGGTGTAAAAGATGGCGATTCTTGCACTCAAGAAGAAGCAGAACAAATGCTTGTCACAGATTTAGAAGAATTTGAAGGCTATGTTAATGATTTAGTCACAGTAGAGCTTACACCAAGTCAATTTTCTGCATTGGTTGCTTTTACGTTCAATTTAGGACCAAAAAACTTAGGCGAATCAACACTTTTGCGGTTATTAAACCTAGAAAAATACGATGAAATACCAGCACAATTTAAACGCTGGAATAAGGCTGGTGGGAAAACTTTAGAAGGCTTGATTAGACGGCGTGAAGCTGAGTCTTTATTATTTCAAGGAAAAGAATGGCATGAGGTATAACTATTCATTTATACTAACTCTAGGCAGTTCTCCATTACTGCTTAGGGCGTGGTAGTACCAATATTGTCACTATCTAGCTACCACGCCTGTTTTTAAATTATGCAAAATGTTTCTATAAAAGACTTTGATATACTTTCTCAAGCAGAGAAAGATGAAGCACTCTCTTTATTAAATCGTTATGAGCAAATAGATACGCAACAAGAATGTCATACTGATTTTCTCAAATTTGTAAAACATATGTGGGGTGATACTTTTATACTAGGTAGGCATCATAAAATAATTGCAGAGAAATTTAATCGTATTTCCACAGGTAAACTCAAAAGATTAATTGTATGTTTACCACCCAGACACTCAAAATCTGAATTTGCTAGTACCTATCTTCCAGCTTGGATGATGGGATTAAATGGTGCATTAAAGATAATTCAATGTACTCATACAGCAGAATTGGCTGTACGTTTTGGTCGTAAAGTCAGAAATTTGATTGATAGTGAGGATTTTAAACAAATTTTTCCCAATTTAAGATTACAAGCAGACAACAAAAGTGCTGGTAGATGGACTACTAACCAAGAAGGTGAATCCTTCTATGCTGGCGTAGGTGGTGCAATTACTGGTCGTGGTGCTGATTTACTTATCATTGATGATCCACATTCAGAGCAAGATGCACTCAGTCCTAAATCTATGGATAGTGCGTATGAATGGTACACATCAGGTCCAAGACAGCGATTACAACCGGGTGGCACAATAATCATCGTAATGACACGATGGAGTACCAAAGATTTGGTTGGCAGACTGTTAAAAAAACAGGGTGATGAACATGCAGATCAATGGGAAGTAGTGGAATTTCCAGCAATTATGCCAGATAGTGAAAAGCCATTATGGGGTGAATTTTGGAAAAAAGAAGAATTATTAGGTGTTAAAGCATCACTACCAGTTGCTAAATGGAATGCGCAATGGATGCAAAATCCAACAGCTGAAGAAGGAAGTATAATAAAAAGAGAATGGTGGAGAGAATGGAAAGGTGAAACTGTTCCAGCCTATAATTATGTTATACAAAGTTATGATACTGCTTTTTCAAAAAAAGAAACTGCTGACTACTCAGCTATCACTACTTGGGCAATTTTTGAGCATGATGATGATGGTCAACCAAATATCATTTTATTGGATGCAAAAAGAGTTAGAGTTGACTTTCCTGAGCTTAAAAGATTAGCATGGGATGAATATAAATATTGGGAACCAGATTGTGTTCTAATTGAAGCAAAGGCATCAGGAACACCGCTAACACAAGAATTAAGGCGCATGGGAATACCAGTAACATCATATGCACCATCAAGAGGACAAGATAAGGTTGCAAGAATGAACAGTGTAGCTCCAATATTTGAGTCAGGAATGGTGTGGTTGCCAGATGAAACATTTGCAGATGAAGTTAGAGAAGAATGCGCATCTTTTCCTTATGGTGACTATGATGACTATGTTGATAGCATGACTATGGCTCTTATGAGATTTAGACAAGGTGGTTTTTTGTCACTACATGAAGATTACCGAGATGAAGTGAAACTGTTAAAAAAGAACAGAACAGTATATTATTAATGAAGATTTGGCTAACATCGTTTAAATATGAGAATAAGGATTATGCTGGTCCAAATATTGTTGCAGAGAGTAGAGAAAAAGCACAAATAATTTGCGACATTGAAGGATTGAAATTAGAAGGACAGTTAGAAATGGTGCATGAAAATGAATTTGACTTTGAATCATTAGAAAGAACTGAAAATACAGTATTACATTAGGAATTATTATGGCAGTTGAAAGAGTTTTAGGTACAGAGAATGACCCAGATATTGTTGAAACTGGCAGTGAAATAGAAGTTATTCCAGAGCAAACTAGAGAAGAAGCAATATCTAACGCAGCTAGTATTCTGGTTTCTGAAGAAGGATTGTTCACTGAAGAAGAACTAGAAGAAGAACCACAGACTGTTGAAGAAGATTTTTATGCGAATATAGCAGAAAGTTTAGAGCCAACAGATTTAAACAAATTAGCCAGTGAGCTAATTGATTCGATTAAAAATGACTTAGAATCACGCTCAGAGTGGGAAAAGACATATACTGATGGATTGCAATATCTTGGCATGAAATTTGACGAATCTAGGTCACAACCATTTCAAGGTTCTTCTGGCGTTATTCACCCGATTTTGGCAGAAGCCGTGACCCAATTCCAAGCTCAGGCATATAAGGAACTTCTACCAGCAAAAGGTCCAGTAAAAACACAAATTATTGGCATGAGAACAGCTGAAACTGAAACACAAGCAGATCGCGTACAAGAATTTATGAACTATTACATTATGAATGTAATGAAAGAATATGACCCTGAATTAGATCAATTGTTGTTTTACTTGCCCTTAGCTGGCTCTGCTTTCAAAAAAATATATTATGATTTTTCCTTAAAAAGAGCAGTTTCTAAGTTTGTTACTCCAGAAGATTTGGTTGTGCCTTATGAAGCACCTGATATGTCAACAGCAGAGCGTGTTACTCATATTATCAGCATGTCACGCAATGAAATCAAGAAACAACAACTTTCTGGTTTCTATGCTGACATAGAAATACCAGAAGATAGTTACAATGATACAGATGATGAAGTAAAAGAAGAAATTGATGCAATACAAGGTATTTCACCTTCATATACTGAAGATAGAAACCGCACAATATACGAAGTCCACACAATTTTAGATATAGAAGGATATGAAGATTTAGCAGAAGATGGCGAACCAACAGGTTTGAAATTGCCATATATCATTACTATTGATGAGCAAGCTAATAAAATTTTAGCAATACGCAGAAATTACAATCCAGATGATCCTGATAAAAACAAGATAAATTACTTTGTACAATACAAATTCTTACCGGGTTTAGGCTTTTATGGCTTAGGTTTATCTCATATGATAGGTGGCTTATCAAAAGCATCTACATCTATCCTTAGACAATTAATAGATGCTGGCACTTTAAGTAATCTACCAGCTGGCTTTAAAGCTAGAGGTATGAGGATAAGAGATGAAGCAGACCCACTTCAACCGGGAGAATTTAGAGATATAGATACAACAGGTGGCTCTTTAAGAGAAAACCTTATTCCATTACCTATTAAAGAACCAAGCAATGTTTTGATGCAATTACTGGGGTTATTGATTGATTCTGGAAAACGATTCGCTGCTATTTCTGATATGAATATTGGTGATATGAACCAAGCGATGCCTGTTGGAACTACTGTTGCTCTATTAGAGCGTGGCACTAAGGTAATGTCTGCAATTCACAAAAGATTGCATTATTCTCAAAAACTTGAGTTTGGCTTATTGGCAACTGTTTTTTCTGAGTATTTACCGCCAGTTTATAATTATGATACTGGTACTGCGCCTAGAGAAATAAAACAAACAGATTTTGACGATAGAATAGATATTGTACCTATTTCTGACCCAAATATATTCAGTCAGAGCCAACGCATTACTTTAGCGCAAGAATTATTGCAGATGGTAACATCTAATCCAGATATACATGGTCCATTAGGTATGTATGAAGCATATAAAAGAATGTATGGTGCTTTAGGTATAGATAATGTTGAGTCATTATTGCAACCACCGCCAGATATGACACCTAGACCAGTTGATGCTGGATTGGAAAATTCTGGTTTCTTGTTAGGACAACCAGCACAGGCATTTCCACAACAAAACCATGAAGCTCATATACAAGCTCATTCTGGTTTATTCCAAACAGGTGTTGTGCAAGAAAACCCACAAATACAATCTTTAATTATTGCTCATATTATGCAACATCTACAATTCTTGTCAGGTCAAATTGCTTCAGAGCAGATGCCACCAGAAATGCAACAGAGAATTGGTGCTTTGCAACAGCAAATGCAACAAGTTCCACCTGAACAAGCAGAACAAATGCAACAAGAATTGCAAATGATGATGGATCAAATGTCATCACCAATACTTGCGCAATTAACAAATGATTTCTTAGCAACCATACAAACTACAAATAATGATCCATTGGTTGCGATTAGACAGCAAGAATTAGCTCTAAAAGACAAGGAAATTGATTTAGACCAAGAGAAGTTTGTTAATAAGCAACAGCAACAGCAACAAGAAACAATGATTGACACGCAATTAGCGCAAGAGCGATTAGATGTACAAAAATCAATTGCAGATGATAAGTTACAATTAGGTCTGGATAGACTCAAGCAACAAGCTGAGTTGAAATTATTAGAATTAGAACAAAAATTTAGGAGAAGTTAAATGGTATCTTCCATAAGATTACAGCAAATTGAAGAATTAAAAGCACAAAAAAAGATTGATAGAGCAAAAGAAGCTGAAGAATTTGCACAGGCAGAAGCTAAAGCAGTTGCAGAAAAAAAAGCATCAGATGAAAGAATTGCAAAGAAAATGGCAATTATCGAAGCTGGTGGTGTAGTTCCAAACCCTGAGCCAAAAGCTGTTAAAGCTGAAAAGCCAGTTGAAGAAAAGCCAGTTGAAAAGAAAGTAGCTAAAAAGAAAGTAGCTAAAAAGAAAGTAGCTAAAAAGAAAGTAGCTAAAAAGAAATAGTATGCCATTAAGACAAGGCAAAGTGGATTAAATTACAAAATGAGAAAATAATGGATATAGTAGATATACTTAGTGACTTACATAAAGAGATAGATTTTCAGTTGAATCAGGTTAAAGAAACATACATGAGTGGTCAATTAAAAGACATGGAACAACATAAGTTCTTGCAAGGACAGCTATATCAGTTATACAATATGCAAGACTTTATAAAATCATACAAAAAAGAAGGATAACTTATAAATGGAAGCAAAAGTTGAGTTAGCAACTGCTTATGTTGAACCTGATGATGTTGTTTTAGACCCAGATAAATTGGATGGAACAGCTCTTGAAAGAATGCCACAACCAACTGGTTGGAGAATCCTTGTTTTACCTTATCGTGCAAAGAACCAAACAAAAGGCGGTATTGTTCTTACCAAAGAAACAGTCGAAAAAGAGTCTTTAGCTACTCTTGTTGCTTATGTAGTGAAGAAAGGACCTTTGTGCTATAGTGGCGAGAAATATGGAAAGCATTGGTGTCAAGAAAAACAATGGGTTTTAATCAGCAGATATGCTGGTGCTAGGTTTAAATTAGATGACGGAGCAGAAGTGCGCATAATTAATGATGACGAGGTTATTGCGACAATTTCTAATCCAAATGATATAGTGAGCTTATAATTATGACAAATGAAACAGTTGAACAAGTTAATGAAGAAGAAACAACATTTACTGTTGTAGATGATCCTGTTGCATCTCAAGATGCACAAACAGTAGATTCAGATGATGAGCTAGATAAATATACTAAGAATGTTAGTAAAAGAATTAACAATCTTAATAAAAGAAACAAAGAAGCTGAAGATAGAGCGCAAGTTGCTGAAAGATTGTTAGCTCAAAAAGATGCTGAAAATAAAGCATTGCTTAATCAAACACAGCAACTTTCTAGCAATATATTGGTTGCAGAAGAACAATCAATACAGGCAAAAGAGCAACAAGCTGATGAACTGTATAAGAAAGCAGTAGAAGCTAATGATGCTGAGTTGATGTCTAAAGCAGATACCTTAAAGAGTGATTTATCAATACAAAAAGAGAAATTGCGTATTGCTAAAAATAGACAAGAAACAGCACCTGTTCAACAACAACAGCCTGTTCAACAACAACAGCCTGTTCAACAACAGAATGTTGAGCCAACAGCGCAAGCTCTGGCTTGGTCAAAGCAAAACTCTTGGTATGGCGACCAAAGTGACCCAACTAACACAGAAGCTACGCAATATGCGTATTTTCAACATTTTAATCTGGTGAATGAAGGATTTGAAGCAGATTCAAATGAATATTATGATGAATTAAATCAAAGAGTTTTTAAGGTTTATCCAGATTTGGGTAATACCTCAAAAAGTGCTGAAAAAAATGATGCTAAACCCACTGTGCAAAGAGTTGCATCTACTTCTTTAGGAAGTCGGCAGAAAACACAAGCAAAAAAGAATGGCGTAACTTTCTCCAAATCTGAAATGAAACGCCTACAAGGACTCAAACCACACAACATGAAAGAGGAAGAATGGTTAAAAAGAGTCGCTAAAGAGAAACAAAAAATCTCACAAAGAGAGGTAGGTTAATATGTCAGGTTTAGAAGATTTAGCTAAAACCAGCCGTGAATCCGAGTCACACGATAAACACGCTCGTAGAAAACCATGGGAGCCAGTTAAAAAACTCGATACTCCCCCAGCACCTGAAGGATATGAATACAGGTGGATAAGGGAGTCAACTCTTGGTGTTGAAGATGCTAATAACATTAGTTATAGATTGCGTGAAGGTTGGGAATTTGTACAAGGTTCTGAACTTCCAGCAGATTGGCAACTTCCCACACTTGGAAGCGATAGAGGAAGATTAGCTGGCGTTGTATCAAACGAAGGGTTGGTCTTGGCGAAAATGCCACTAGAAACTGTTCAAGAAAGACGAGATTATTTTGAAAAAATGAACGAAAAAAATAATCAAGCATTGGATAACACTATGTTCAATGATAGTCAGAAGGACAATCGCTATGTGAAATATGATTCCAAGCGCAACTCTCAGGTTACTTTTGGTAAGAAAAAAAGTAGCTGATAACACAGGAGTAAAACAAAATGGCGAATAAAGACGCTGCTTTTGGTTGTAGACCTGTTCGTATGATGGGCGGTGCGCCCTATTCTGGCGGTCAAAGTCGCTATAGAATAGCAAGTGGAGCTACGACTCCGATATACCAAGGCGATTTAGTTACGCAACTAACGGCTGGTGTACTCGGTAGACATGCTGCTACAGGCACAGTACCCATAGTAGGAGTTTTTAATGGTGTTCAATACACTGATCCTACTACTAGCGAACAAGTGTACAAAAACTATTATCCGGGCAGCATTGCTGCTAGTGATATAATAGCTAACATAATTGATGATCCTAATGTTGTTTTTGAAGTTCAAGCTGATGCTGCTATGCCAGTAGCTGACTTGTTTGGAAATTTCGATGTTGTGGATGCATCAGATGTTGGTGATGAATATTCTGGGAGATCAAATACTGAGCTTGATGTAACGACTGGTGCGACAACTGCCACGTTACCTCTCAAAGCTATAGATATTTCTCAGGACCCTTTAAACTCAGATGTCGGATCGGCTAACACCAATGTTCTATGTGTGATTCAAAACCACATATGCGGACAGAAAGGTGCTGGTCTAGCTTAGGAGAATATTATGGCGATAAGTAGAGCGCAATTAGCTGCTGAGCTAGAACCCGGCTTAAACAGCCTGTTTGGTATGGAATATGACCAACATGGCAAAGAGTATGCAGAAATTTTTTCAATGGAAGATTCATCGAAAGCCTTTGAAGAAGAAGTTCTCATAGTCGGTTTTGGCGCAGCACCAGATAAAGCAGAAGGTCAAGGCGTAGTTTTTGATAACGCAAACGAAAGTTACACAGCTCGTTATTCACACGATACTGTGGCACTTGCTTTTGCACTTACCGAGGAAGCAATCGAGGATAATTTATACGATTCTTTAGGCAAGCGTTATACAAAAGCATTAGCTCGTTCAATGGGTCACTCGAAAGAAGTGAAAGCCGCAAACGTGTTAAACAACGCTTTTTCTAGCAGTTATACAGGTGGAGATGGCGTTAGCTTGATTAACACATCACACCCATTAGCTGGTGGTGGCACTGATGCTAATAGAGCAAGTTCAATGGCTGATCTTAACGAAACATCGTTAGAAGCAGCACTCGTTGATCTAGCAACTTTCACAGATGACAGAGGACTTAACATATCTGTAATGGCGAATAAACTCATTATTCCACCACAGCTCAATTTTGTAGCTGACAGATTGTTAGCAAGTGCTGGTCGTACTGGAACCGCAGACAATGACATCAACGCAATCAAAAACACTGGTATGGTACCGGGTGGTTACGTTGTTAATCATCATCTAACAGATACTGATGCGTGGTTCCTCACGACTTCAGTAACTGACTCAGGTGAAGGTCTGAAAGGTTTCCAGCGAACTGCTATGTCAACTAGCATGGAACCTGATTTCGCAACAGGCAATATCCGCTATAAGGCTCGCGAGAGATATTCTTTCGGTTGGAGCAACTGGCGTGGTATTTACGGAAGTCAAGGTGCTTAAATGAACCAACAGTAGGGTTTATTACTCAACTACTGATAAAGGGTGCTTTCGCACCCTTTTTTTATGCCTAAAATAAATGTAAATTAGTTGTATTAAAAGTTGTACTTTTTTATTAAAAGTAGTATTATATGTATGTGGAAACAATAATTAAAAACAAAAAGGAGAAAAAAGTGGTTAAAACTTCATACACAGAAAACGAAAAGAAAGCATTACATTTAGTAAATGAAAGTATTTTCGATAATGGTTGGTCTTGGGAAAGTGGTCCTGAGTTTGGAAATGAGCATTGGGAAAATGTAACTCTTTTAGGAATGATAGAACTTTTGGTTTCAGAAGGATGGTCTACCAAATCAGCAGAAGGAACTATTGGTTCAATTGTAGATAAAGATAGAGTGTTTTCTGATTCTGAACAAAAAAATGATGAAGGTGAAAAACTTTTTACTTCTCGTTGGACTAATGTTTACAACGATGAAGATAATGTCAGTGCTGAAGAAGCAGAAATATTAACTAACAAAGGAATGGCGTAAGCAATGGAAGATAAAACTTTCAAATTACCTTTACAGTTTGGAGAAGAAATCGCCCTTCCCGATGGGCGATTTGTTTCTACTGCTATTATTGAAAAAGATAATCAAGACTTCTGGGCGATTTACAGAGCAAGAAAAACAGAACTTAAAAAAGCTGGTATTTTTATCTTCAAAGAAAATGAGCAATGGGTTTGCAAACGATATAGAAATGATAATCAAAAGATTGAAGAATCTATGGCTATTTCTAGTGAAATTAAAATAAAAGCACCAAAAGGCTTGGATTACTACCCATACCAGAAAGCTGGCATAGAATATATATCAAAAAAACCATCAGCTTTAATAGCTGACGAAATGGGATTAGGTAAAACAATTCAAGCTATTGGTTTGATGAACTCAGTCGAATTACCAACAGTGCTTATAGTTGTACCAGCTTCAGTCAAAATTAACTGGGGTATAGAATGTAATACTTGGTTGGTTAAAAATCGTGACATAAAAACCATAGAAAATGGCAAAGATGAGTTTCCTTTAAATCCTGACATAGTAATTATTAATTACGATCTATTGACTAAATTTAAAGCACAAATACTTTCAAGAACTTGGAGCTATGTAATTTTCGATGAGTGTCATTATTTGAAAAACCCTAAAACTGCTAGGTCAAAAGTTGCTTTGAAAATAAAAGCAGATAGGAAAGTTGCCTTAACAGGCACACCAATACCTAATAAACCTATTGAATTACAGCCAGTAGCTGGTTATTTAAGTCCAAATGTATTTGGCAATTTCTTTAAATACGCATATAAATTCTGTGGCGCACATCAAATTAATATTGGTCGCAAGACTGTTTGGAATTTTGATGGTGCAACTAATCTTGATGAATTACAAAAAAGACTTAGATCAACCATAATGCTCAGAAGAAAGAAAAAAGATGTTTTGACTGAATTGCCTGACAAAGTAAGACAGGTTATCGTTCTTGGTAGAGATGATTTTGGAGAACAGCTAGAAAAAGAATATGATGCATGGTCAGATGTTGTTGCAGACACATCATCCAATGATATTGCTTTTGATAAAATGTCAGGTGTTAGGCATCAAATGGCATTACAAAAAGTCAATCATGTGGTTAAGCATGTATCAACTATTGACCATCAGGTTGTAGTGTTTGCGCATCATAAAGATGTGATAGATGGAATTAAAAAAGGCTTGGAAGAATATGATAAAAAAGTCGTTATTCTAACTGGCAGTATGTCAACAAAAGCTAGGCAAGAATCAATAGAAACATTCCAAAATGGTAAAGCTGATGTCTTTATTGGTAGCATACAGGCTTCTGGTGTAGGGATTACATTAACAGCATCTAGCCATGTCGTTTTTGCAGAGATGGATTGGGTTCCAGCATC